GTACACCGTGAAGCGGTTGCTCAGGGTACCAACCTTCTCGGCGCCGATCGAGAACGGAGCGCCGACCTGGCCGGAGCCGTCGATGCTGTAGCTCGGGCGGTAGTAGGTCGAGGCCTCGAGGATCGTGGCGACGTCCGGACCGACCACGATGAAGTTCGCGGAGCCGCGAAGCGTCTTGCGGTGGATCTCGTTGGCGACGTCGATGATCGTCTCGGTGAGGGTCTCGTACCACTCGCGGACGGTACCGGTGAACATCGGGCCGATGGTACCAGCGCCGCCGGTCGTCTGGAAGACGCCCGTGGTCTTGTTGACGAACTTACCAGGAGCGCGGCTCCAGAAGTAGTTCGCGCCGGAGGCCTGCACGAGGAGGTCGTTGAGGATCTCGCGATCCAGCTCGAGGGCAATCTGCTCGGAGAGGATCTGAGTAAGCTCAACCTCAGCGTCGATGCTGTGGTAAGCGTTCAGATCCTGCGCGAGCTCCGGAGACCAGCGAGCGCGGAGCTTGCGGGTCGTCGCGGTGACGGCGAGGGACTCGATCTTGATGTCGATCTCGGGGATGACCGGGGAGGGGGTCGTGCCGAAGTTCGACTCGAAGACCGGGATGGTCGCGGTGGAGCCGGTTGAGGTCTCGACGTCCAGTGAGGAGGCGAGCGGGTAGCTGAGCCTCATCTGACCCGAGCCGCTTGACATGTCGGTGGTGAGGGCACCAGAGACGACGGTCAGGAGGTGGGTTCCGGAGAGCGGGGTGGGGGTGAAGACGCCGCCAGCCCAAATGCCGATCTGGTTCAGACGACGAAGGTTGAGGACACCGCTGCCGCCCTGGAATGCCTCGCCGAACACCGTAGCGTCGCCATAGGTCGTCCTCGGGAAGAGAGCGAAATCCTTGGCGAGGCTCTGGTCAGTGGAAGCCGAGCAAGCGCCGAGCTGCACGACCGCGAACTTGAAGGCGCCGGTTCCGACACCGTTGCCCGGGTTGACGCCCGCCTCGATGAGGGAGGTCATCTGCGGGTCGAATCCGAGGAGACGACCGTCGGTGCCCGTCGCGAAAGCGAACTTTGTCGCCGCGAAAGCTCCGTTACCACCGAAAGCGCCTGAGGCCTCGACCGTGACATTCGTGAGAGCGTGCACGCGGCTGTAAGCGGTTCCGACGAGATCGTACATACCACCCACGGCGAGAGATCCGCTCTGGATTCCCTTACCAACCGGGTTGTTGTAGATCGACTGGCCGGTGCTGTAGGTCGCCTGGGTGCTATTCGGGGTTCCGTCAACGCCTGAGTTACCACCGCGGTCGTTACCGTAGGTGTAATCCAGGTAGAACAGGAGACCGGATGGGAGGCTCATTGGCTGGATCGAAACGAGCTCGTTCGCCACTAGACCACCGAAGACGCGGCGGACGATGGGGAACGCGATGTTCGAGAAGCCGCGGATGTCGCCACCGCCGGAGGTGGAACCGCCACCGGATGACATCGAGTTGCTCTCGCGGAGGAGGTTGGCAGTCTGGTTCTCGAGGAGGCGAGCCATGTTCTCGCGATTGACGCCCTCAAGGCCACGAAGCAGGCCGGTGCGGCTCCACTTCTCGACGAGACGGCCGTTCTCCGCCCCGACGTCGCGCCCGCGGATTCCTTCCGAGAGCTGCTCTAGTGTGAAAGTCTTTGACATTTTATATTCTCCAATATGGAAAGTTGTTACAAAAAACGATTAAACCAACGGGTAATCACTTACCCGGCTTGATACCTGCGAGGATGCCCCAGCGATCGACCTCAACGGATTCATTCAGGTTGCTTGCGCTGCCTGACCGTGTTGATCTGGACGATGAGCCCAAAACGCGACCCTCGTTGACTGTTCCCGACTTGGACTTGAGTGACTCAGTCAAGCTCGTGAACAGAAGCTTCGCTTCCCTAACGGACTTCGCGGCGTCAAGCGACTCAACGATCGCCCTCTGCTGACGCGGCGTGAGGTCGCGATTCTGCATAAGCTTATTAACGTAGAGAAGCTTAGCGTTGAACAGGTTGACCTCTTCGAGCTGCTCGCGCAGGGTAGCATTTGCGCGCTCAGACTCTGACAGTTGAGCCTTGAGCTCACGATTCTTGCGTGACTCCTCGACTCTCGCTGATCTTTCATTTTTCGCGGCGTCGGTTGCCTTCTTGGCAACTTCAAGCGCCTTGCTTGCGACGGCCTCGGCCTCATCGGACTCCGAGAGGTGGTTGAGCTCATCGGGAAGACCCGTGACGCTGCCGCCGCCGAATGCCTTCGGCATCGGATCCTTGATTCCCTTCGCGTTCTTGCCCTTTGAGCTCCTGCCCTTCGCCTCACGAAGTCTGCTCAGCTCACGACGGAGCATGGACTCATCGACGTTGAAGTGAACGCTCTCGTTCTCGTAGTCTTCGTCCTCTTCAAGCTCGTCATCTTCCTCTTCGAGCTCGTCGTATTCCTCGTCCATCTCTTCGTACTCATCGAGATCGTCCATCATCTCATAGACTCCCTCGTCTTCCTCAGAGACAGGCGGCGAGGCACCAGCTGGTGGGGCCGGCGGAGGGGCTGCACCAACAACATCGACCGGCATATCCTCTCCACCCTCAGCACCGGGCTCTTCCTCACCGGCGAACTCGATACCGAAGGACATCCCCTTCAGCTTCTCCTTGAAATCTTCATCGTCGAGTCCCTCGAGATCGGTGGGCTCGAACACGAGCTTCGCCTCTCTACGAAGACGCGGCTTTCTATCCATTTCCTCTAGGAGGCGACGGAATCTCGCGTTTGTTGACATTTGCTTCATCTCCTTAACTAATGTGTTGAACTTTTGCTTGACTGCAGGCGTTCCACCATTAGATAGTAGTTGACTCTGCAAATCATGCGTATTTTTCACTAAAATTGCATACGCTGCCCTAAAATTGCTGCTCTCAGAGAGCGGGAGACTCTTGGAGACTCTCTTCAGAGACTCGAACTGGCGACGAACCGTCCCGTATGAAACTCTCTGCTTTCTTTCTCCAAGAACCATATCAGCGAGCGCTTCGAGACCTTCCTTGTTAAGGGAGATATCGACATCGTCTCCTTCAGCAGCATCGGCCTCGGCAGCAGCTGATGCTTCACCGTGCTTATCAACGCGAACGTTTATCTTCACCTCAGTCCCAGAAGCTGTCTTCGTGGTGACCGTGTGAGTGACCTCCTCGTCAGGGTCAGGAGCACCTGCGGCTGGTACCATGCCCGCATCGGCTGCCATGGGTGGTGCTGCGGGAGCGTTCATTTCATCCGGAAGCGCTTCGAGGTCGAGATTCGGAGTCTCATCGTCGGCAGGAACATCCTCATCCTGCTCAGCGAGCATCTGCTGCTCGATGAGTTGCCTGATTCTGGGTGATATGGATTCAATGATCTTGTTGCGTGCGTTTGCTTCAGCCATCTCTCTAAGGGCCTTTGCATCTGCTATCGCTTCGTCGAAAAGATTCGGCATGCTTTCTTCCTATTTCCTACGCTGAATTAAGTATATCGTCACGGGTCTTTTTCGAGCTCTTGCTCCAAATGAATTGCACGTATGAGCCTGCGGAGCCTGCTGGCGGTCAGCTCATCCGAATCCGGGATCTCTGCAAGGGTGTATGCTGGTTCCATGGATCCCGCGTCCCTGAGTGGAAGCGAGCTGGAGTATCCGGCCTTGGACCCAGAAAGTGAGATTCGAGCGGGAGCTGGTCTTATCGATGGACCGTCAGCACCGACCCCGAGGACGCCCTGCTTATTCTTATACAGATCAGGCATCGGCGAGATACCACGACCCGTGGTCTGCTCGTGCATTCTGAAATCGGGACTGACCATTCTTCTGTTATCGGCCGCACGATCCGCGTAGGAGTCCCAACGGATGTGACCCTGTCCAGCCTTGTTACCGATCGCGACCTGCGTTCGCAGATCTTCCTCGTCCTCAAGATCTTCCTCATCATCAACGTCATCTCGAACTATCTCGATATAGGGCCATGAGCCCTGTGACATCCGAGGCAAATCACGACGCCCGTCCGTGCCGTATCCCAGGCCGGTGCGAGCGTCGTGATTCGGATTGTTAGCCTCGTCGAGGCGACGACGTGACATTGGGACCCTTACGTTAGGGCGCCTGGATTATCGATGTGGGTTGTCTTCGTTGACCCGTCTGGGAGATTTGCTCCGCTCTGTCCACGGGGCGCGATCGGTCCCGTTGCTTCGATGGTCGTCTCGGCAATTTTCGCAGATGTGCTCTCGGGAAAGACTGACGTGATAGAGTTACCGCTGCCGAAATTGTCGTTCGCCAATCTTTCAACGCCAGTCGACGTTCCATCGACTTCTGCGGCGGGGTCGGTCGGGACCACGAGGAATGGATAGTAGCGACCTTCGTACTGACCAGACGTCAGCGTGCCGAACGTGGGAGCTGCAGTCGCAGAAACAACTACGCCGGACGAATCGACCGGTCCCTGATAGTCAAGATTGACGCCTCCCGGGAATTGGTCAGGATCACCACTCTGCAGCGTTGGCTGCAGATACGTCTTCGCGTTCGCGCGAACAGTAGCTTCTGTCTCTCCAGCTGTGTACAATGGAGAATTCGGAAACATCGCGCTTAAAGTCGCCGTGTTAGATCTTGCTTCTGATAGCGGAAGCGGCGTCCCTGCGACGATGACCGTCTGTGTTGTCTTTGGACTAGCGACAATTCTCGTAGGATATTTTCCAGGCATTTTTGATTCCCTCCCCTCTAACTATTCCGATCAGAGCTGTTCGAGGATGTGGGCGCGAATCTCCTGACGAGCCTCGTTAATCTCCGAGAGACGCCGCGCGATACGTGCTGCTTCGTTCTGGAGATCCTTGTAATGAGCGACTTCCTTCGCGAGCGTGTGAGCGAGCTCAGTGGGCTCGACTTCCTTCGTCTGCTTCGCAGCATCGCGGGTTGTGCCGGGCTTACCGGATGGCATCTTCTTGGACGCGCGCTTCTTAGCAATCTTCTGCTTCTCTTCCTTGATGATGAGACGAAGAATTTCAGGGGTGAGATTTACGACCTTCGACATATTGACTCCTTTGTAGGCATATCAATTGTTAACTATCTTCATCACTTCTTTTTTTCTGCCGAGAAAGCAAGTTCAGCCCAATTTGACGACCCTTCAAAAAGTGACATGGGATCAACATCTGGAACCCCCTGGGCGACTGACATTGCGGCAGCTGGATTCCGTTCAGCGGTCATCTGGGCTGGTAGCGTGTTTCGTGCAGTGTCCTCGAATATCTGCTGCATGATCCCGCGTTCCTCCTTCGGAAATTCGGACGCAAGGTTCGCGACAGCAGGTATTGGAGCTCTGCGACCTTGCGCTTGCTCTGCGACTCTGCTCGCCCCTGCTGAGAATGCTATGCTATCGAGATGCTTCTTCGGTGCTGGCGCGGGTCGGTTCAGAGATTCGCGTTGGGGACGAGCAGGAGGCTCCTCACCGCCCCGGAGACCCTCGAGAAGAACCTCCAAGATGCACTCTTTAACAATGTCCTTTAACTCAGCCTTAGTCAACGATGCCATTAAGCCTTCCAGGTTAGAATATCGTTGAATATTCTATCAATCCGATCGCTTCGATTAAATGTTCTTGAAAGTTCCGAGGCTTTTACTTCACGACCTTCCCTCATCATGAAAGCGCCGGGGGTGCTCGGCTCCGAAACGAAATCCCAGCAGATAAGCTGGAAGTCATCCTGCACGACCTGGGAGTCACCCGACTTGCTGGTCGATCCGACACCGCGGGAAGAGATTCCAAGCGTGACGCCAGCCTCGACAAGGCTTTGAAGGATCTTGCCGCAGGGAGTGTCAAGGATCTCAACTGTTCCATAGCAGACGTTTCCCTCCATGTAAGCTTCCCTGATGATGTGACTCACCTTTTTCAGCTCCACTACGGACGAATCGGGGTGATCGCATTCGCCCAGCGCTCGATTCTCTCGAATGAATTTCTGGTAGTTTCTTACCTCACGTTCGAGAATATCACGAGGATAGATTCTCCCGTTCTGGTTCAGTGTTTCAGCCTTCTGAAGGATTCCCTTCATGATAAGGCGACCACCGCTCTCCTTCGCCTCTCTGATCGATTTGTTATCGTAAGAGAATGGCATCCATTCCGTCAAAAGTGTCAGGGATCTATCACTCATCTTTTGCCTCTAATTCTTGCTGTAGTTGCGTTAGCTGCATGAACTTAACGATTCCTGCGTCATCCAACTTCGTGACGTCAGCGCTTTCGACAATTTTGAAGACGTGATCGATCTTCTCAAGGAGCACCTGACTCTTTGTCGACTCTTTAAGACGTTGCAGTCCCCTGCTCGTCCTTCTTTTTATATTGTCGAGCATAGAAGCATCAACTTTGCCATGAACATAATCTCGAATCAGCTGATGCTGAACCTCGGTTAACTTTCCAGCCCACTTCTTCTCGAACTTTTCGTTCATGATCTTTACTGAAAGAGGAGAAACGCGCTCGTTCTTCAGCTCGGTCAGAACAGGCGTCTCTGATTTGTCGGAACCGATCCACTCAAGCAGCTTCTGCTCATACTGAATGACTCGACCCAGGCTTGCCTCATCGTCCTTGCGCCAATCATTCATCAGAGTCTGAACCGTGGCGTAGAGTCTGTAGTTCTTAACGTGCTGGTTGAAGAACTTGACATCATCTATCGATTTGTTTATCTCCCTAATCAGCTGTGATTTTTCAATTTCAAGCTGACGCGTTGAGAACATATTCGAGCCACGTTTGGCTTCCTGCATAATGCGAAGACCAACATTCTCAGATTTCACGGTAGTGTTCAGCAACGCCTGAAACAACCTGTGCTCTTTGAATATCTCGGTCCCGGGCTTGTAGTACTTCTTAATGATTCTCGAGCATTCCTGGACGGTCTCGAAGTCATTATCGATGAGAGCGGACGATGCTTTTGAGAGCAGCTGCTCGTAGATGATCCCGACGTTTCTTTTTTTGTTGTGAGAGTTACTCATCGAAGCTTCCTGATTTGCTGGGTGACTCTGGTGTCTCGAGTAAGACATCCGTACTTTGCTTACGTATTCTCGAGCGAGCTTGTTTAAGGGCTGAATCTAACTGAGCTGACATTCTCGGCTTCGGGAAGGGAGGATTATCATAGAGCTGCTCGACCAAGCTCAAATTCGGTCTTGACTCTGTTGCTAGCGAGAAGAGCTCATCTTCATCGAAGACTCTGTTTGAAGTATCCTGATCCCTCGCCCACTTTCCAGTTCCCGCCATCTTGAACATATCCGGCATTTCCACGGAAGCTGCGGTCGAGCGGTCACGTTCCTGCTCGACGTCTTTTCCGAAAGCGTTTCTTATCTTCTTCTCCGCGCGAAGTGGAAGCTCATCATTCTCTATCGACATCACAGCAGGTTTCTCAACACCAGCAGAGACGATCTCACCCTCTCTCTCGTAGCCAGCCGTGATCGGCGCTGCTCCGCCAGCGCCACCTCCGCCACCGACTCCGCCCTCGCCACCAGGCATCGACTCGAGCTCAGCGTCCTCTTCCTTATCCTTCTTCCTACCCTCTTTCACAGCTTCGATCTCTTCATCAGAGAACCCAAGTATGTTCTTCCTTACCCAACGTCGATCGACGATTCCCTCAGGAGCTTTTCCAGCAATGTCGAACCTTGATGAAATCAGCTCAAGCTTTTGCTGCTGAGCTATTGTGGACGGGTTGGAGAGCTTGAGCGTGAAGTTAAGCAGATCCTCACCCTCATACCCATGCGAGTAGAGGTGGATCATCGCCATCTTGTTCAGCTCTGAAATGACCACCTTCTGAATCCTTGAGATCGTGCGTGAGAATCGAATGTCTTCCTGCGCGAGAGTTGCCTTCGCTCCGATCTCCTCATCGTAACCGAGGTAAGCTTTCGGAATTTTCAAAGCTGCGAAAAGCTTCTTCTGTATGTACTGGACGTCCTCGATCGCAGCAGCGTTGCTTCCGCCCGCCAGCGAATCGATCTTTGTACCTGTCTCGCCACCACGAACGGGAATGAAGTAATCCTCGTCAACAGCGAGCGGATTGTAGCGAAGGTCCATCTTGCCGTTCGCCTTGTCGGATACTTTATTTCTCTTAAGGCTTGTCTGCGCCTGCTCCATGAAGTTGGCAACCTCTTCTGGAGGAACGTTTCCAACATCGATGTAGAATACACGCCGCTCCGGAGCGCGGACGATACGATACACGAGCATCGCATCCTCCATCAGAATCATCTGACGCCAGATTCTACGAGCTGACTCCAGGACTGATGATCCGTAAGGAAGGAACGCATCATTACCGAGAAGCCGAAAATGTGAGATCTGCCAGTTCTCCAGGACCTGGTTGCCTCGAGTGATCCAACGAAAACGAACCGCCATCGGGTCCTTAGGGTCATACCCTTCCTCTCGCTCCATCTCGGAGATAGGGATAGGATAAGCGTTGATGATCCCGTAACCTGGATGAACATCGTTGAAGAGGAAGAAGTCTCCGTACTTACAGAGATTTCGGGTCCACATCGGAAGGTTAAACTCAATGTTCAGAGTATCGGAGAATAGCGTGTCCAGTAGCTCCTTAACGCGTCTGTTCTCCGAATGAACGTGAAGAACCTGGCTCTTCTCGTCCTGTGAGACAGTCTCTTCCGCGTAAATGTCGAGAGCGGAAGCGATCTCAGGAGTAGCCTCCATTTCCGAGAAGTCAGAGTAGCGCGACATACGATCGAAAGCACCATACGCAGCTACCGTGCTTGAGTAGATGTCAGATTGATTCTTCCTGAACATCTCGTAAGCGGACGAAGCTGTGGGTTCTGAATAGTTCTTCACCTTCCGTCTGATTACGGGGCCCGACCTAAAAAGTTGGGTCAGTCTTTGGAATAGATCTCTGTTTGTTTTTTCTGCCATCTTGCTCTCAATTCTATTAGATAATTCGCGAACTTAAATTAGCCCCTGATGAGCCACCCAAAATGAGCGTAAGGGTTGGCATTTCCAACCGCGCTCTTCGGGGCTGCGTCCATCATGATCGGAGACATGGTGTTTCTTGCGTGAGGAACAAACGGCTGCTCGTCATGGTCGCGTTTGTTGACCGCAAACGCTGAAAGCATCGCTCGAGTCATTTCCTGACTTTGCTTAGAGTAATCGATGTTGGTGTCGTAAAGCCATATCCCGATCGCGAGAGCCATCACGAGATCATCGTTGTATCCTTTCATCGCTTTTGCAGTCTGCCCGATCCAAGTGAATGTCTTGAGCTCCTCAGACATCCGCGTGGATCTGATCCTGATCTGCTTGTTTCGAATAACCTCTTCGAGCTTTGTGAGAATCTTTGTTCTATTGGAAGGACCGGTCGTGAATCCGATGTTGGCGATGTCCTCAGAGCCAGCCGTGGCTCCCATGTACATGTACTTCTTGTCCTTGTAGTACAAGTTTGGATACCCAAGCTCTTTGAGCTTCATGCAGACGGCGTAACCGTAGCTGTTATTCTCTGGGCAGACAAGGGCTTTTCCGTATCTCAGACCCACCTCGTTAAGAACAACGGCAAATTGGTCTGGTGGAACCTTGCCCTTGAACTCGCAAACCTGCTCGCCTGCCGTTGTGTCGATGACGTGAAAGCTTGAGTAGTCTGCTCCGTCTCCTCGAGCGACGTCCGCAGAGACAATGTACTTGTGATCCGGCAGGAAGTAACGCCAGACCCACACTCCCATCTCTGGACCCCATCTTTCGATGGGAGTTTGCGTATGCGAGATGATGTACTCCAGATCGTTCGCATTGAGAAACGTATCACCTGAGGCTGCGAAGTCGCAAAGAAGCTCCTGCGCAACCTGCTTGCGGGTCATATTCTTCGACTCGTTGTCGAACCATACTTGATCACGCTCTGGATGGACGTCCCAGGGAAGCTTAATCGCGTTGAACTCGTTTAGACCGGCCTCTCCCTCAACGTAGAGCTTGTGATACTGGCCGCCGACACCGTTAGGAGTGGAGAGAACGATAGCACGACCACCTGTTGACAGGGTCGGATACAGACCGGTCCAGAGCTCATCGAAGTTTCCAATGAATGCAGCTTCGTCAACGATAAGGAGAGTAAGAGCTTCTGATCGACCTGCGTCGTCCGACGTTGGAATCGCTTTAACGGACGATCCGTTGCTGAATTCGACGACTTGCTTCGTGTCCGACTTCACTGTCGGCATAATCAACCAAGACGGAAGATTCTGAAGCATGACCTTCACCTTCTTGATGAAGTTCTGAGCGACAGCAAGCTTCGTGGCAATGATTAGAATTGCCTTGTCTTTGTAAAAGAGCGCGAGCCAGAGAGCGTAAGCGGCTGCGAGAGTCGAGATTCCTAGCTGTCTCGATTTGAGAATGACGTTGAACCTGTGCTCCTCGAATTGAGTCAAGCAGTCATCTTGGAATTTGTACGTGTCAAATCCCACAAGGCCTCGGGTTGGGTGCTGAATTTTCACGTACTTGTTGATGAAGTACGATGAATTCTTACCACAAGCGACAATCTCGGCGATCTGCTTTTCTTTCGAGAGCACAGCCATGTCACATCACCTGAAGCGTGACCTGTCTCCTGTAATAGGCAACGCGGCGCGGTGATAGATTCGTAGCTGCGATAACTTCGATAGAGTCGGTGTTCGAAGCCTCTTTAAGCTTCAAAGTCTTTCCAGTCGCTTCCTTAAACTTCGCCTTTGTGTCCGCAACACACTTTGTGATAATGTCGATCGATTCGTACTTGATCCTGTCGACCTGCGCACGAAGAGCTTGATCAGCGGCAAAGTGAACTACCGTGAGAAACTTAAAAGTTATGGTCTCACCGTTGGTGGAGCATGTAACAGAGTTCGGCATGGACGAAACGCCCCATCCCTTCTGGGTTATATGCCCCAACGCGTTGAGTTCTTGTGTTGATAAGTGCATGTCTTATATCTCTCCCAACTTAAATATGCCTTCTCGAGTGAGGCGATGAGAGTCTCTTAGATATGATCTCATTAAGGCTCTCTGGTCCTGGTCTCCAGCCCTCCATCCACCTTGACCTGTTGGGATCAGCGACTTCATTTTCACAGTCAAAGCAGCAGCCCGTCCTCATGATAGAAATCGTGTCAAGTTCATCTATCGCGACGCTTCGACAAAGTGGGCAATCGATGGGTGATGGATTCACCTTGATATCGCCTCGCTTGACGATCCTGTACCCGTTCTTCTCTTTCACTTCATTTCTCATCAGTACCTCACATTCGCATCGATCCCATCATGAGAGATCTCGATGACATTATCAACAATATCCTTGATGCTGTCAACGTGCGAGATCACAAGCATGTTCTTAAAGTTACGCTTGAGTGAAGTGAGGAGGCGGGCACACGATTCCAGATTGGTATCGTCCAGAGCTCCGAACCCCTCATCAATAATGAAAAGGTCGGGCTTTGGGATCGCAGACACTTCGATCAGAGCTGTCCTGATCGCCAGGGACGAGATCATCTTCTCCATACCGGATGAGAGCTCGATGGGACGCTTGGAATCCCCATAGTCGATAAAGATCTCGAGGTCTCCATCCTCCTCGTTCGCGAGCAGCTCAACATTGAAGTTTGCAACGCCGGTCAGGACCTTGGCAATCTCGTTGTTGATCCTGGGGAGCTGAGACGCGATAATCTGCAGCGGAATGCCATCCTTACCAGTTGCAGCGAGTATCGTCTCAAAAACCTTCCAGTCAGCCTGAAGCTTATCGATTCTCTCGATATCCTGCTTGAGCCGGGAGATCTCAGCTCCGATCGCTCCGATCCACTGGTTGTCCTTTAGGATCTTCTTCGAAATCTCCTGAGACTTCCGCTCCTGCTCGTCAACCTCGAGCTGCATCTTCTTGACCTCCTCGAGCGCGGAGACTGAGATTGCTGCACGAATCTCCTGTAACAATTTGTTCACTCTCTGAAATTCTTTCTCAAGAGACTCTCCGAGAGACTCCAAACTCTTCGCCTTACCCTCGTGAGCAGTGAGCGAGGTTCGAGCTGCAGGGAGTTTCGATTCGATCGAGACAAACTTCTCGTAACGTGATTTCATCTCGTTCAAACTGCTTGGATCAAAGCTCTGCTTCAGCTCATCGATTAACGCTGTAATCTCGTCTAGGGAAGCTCGATGCTTCGGGATCAGAAGACGATCAGCGTGAGAGTCCTTGATGTACTTGCAAGTTGGGAACTTGTCGCCGCATGGAACATCGGAGAGTTTCGTGACAGACCTCTCCAGGCGTTGGAGAGTCTCACTCTCGAGCTTAAGCTTCGTCTGCGCGTCATTTATCTTGGTCGAAATTCTCTCAGTACGCTCGATATCTGCTTTGAGAGCAGCGATGTCAACTGTTGCGAGCACGCCCTCGGTCTTCTCGATCTTCGCCCTGAGCTCATCGCGCTCGGCAATAGATCTTTCAAGCTCATCACGATTCTTCTTGATCTTGAGGTGGAGATCGATGATCTCCTCGTCGTACTTCTTGATGTCATCTAAGGTGTGAGAAGATCCCGGCGACTCTCGCTCGAGGATAGCGCGAATCTTCTTGACGTGGGATTCGATGGAGCTCTTCTCGCGTTCGAGAACTGCTATGTCATCATGAAGAGCTTCCTCCTCCTTCTGCTTCGCCTCGATCGCAGCCTTAAGATCGAGAGCAGGAGTCCTACGAAGCTCGGACTTTATCGAGCTCGAGCTTTCCTTTGCAAGGGTGTTCAGGGAATCGAACACCTGGAGATTCAGGAACTTGGAGAGGATATTCTTTCTTGCGGTGGCACGCTCCTTGAGGAAAGCGTTCATCTCGCCCTGAGCCGCGAAGGAGGTCAGAAGGAAGTCATCCGAGGTGCCGATGAGCGATCGAAGCGCCTTGTCGGAATCCTTACGCTGCTCTCCAGAAATGTCCTCAACTGGATTACCCTCATGATCGAGTCTGAAAAGATTTAGGTGAGTGATCGCGTGATTTAGACCCGCCTTCGTCTGATGCTTCACCGACTGGCGTTCAGAGAGGTAAGTGTCAGCCCCAGCTTGGAACTCGACCGAAGCCTTGCAGTAATCCTTCCGTGTGTTGATGATGTGGAGATTCTTGATCGGTCCACGGTCAGTTGTGTTGAACAGCGAGTACATGATCGTACCGGGAATGGAAGACTTCCCTTGCGCATTTCGACCGAAGATTCCGGTGATTCCGCTGAGATTCTCGAAATCAATCTCGTTGTCCTTACCATATGAATAGGTGTTATCCCACTTCAACTTCTTAATGGACCACTTGACGCTTCCGAGACGTTCATCCTCTGGTAAGGAGTCGATAAGTTTCGAAACTGCCACGTCAAGCTTCACCAGCGAGTCACCTTCCAAACCCTTCGACTCAGCATAACTCTTAAAGAGACCCTTTATTGTAGAGGGATCGCGAAGGTTCTCCCGGGAGAGGGTGGTCGATCCTGCTCGCATCTCCTCCTTCGACTGCTCACCCACGAACTTCCAGACGACTTCGGAGGCAGTCCTCTTCTTCTTGAGTTCCCCAGCGAGCTGACGAGACTCAGAGATAGTGATGTTCTCATCGTTCAGGATCCTGAACCGGGAACCAGTCGGAAGCTTCTCGCAAACCTCCATCGTGGAGGAAACATCGCCCTGCCACTCGACGGTATGAAAAGGACGAGGATTCTTGAGCTTGACGAAGTTGACCCGGTACTCATCCCGGTTCTTGATCTGCCAGAAAAGGAATCCCTTCTCAGTTTCCTCACCGTAGTTCTGCTGGACGGTCGAACCGGGATACGCAATTCGAGTGTCTCCATCCAGGAACTGGCGACGATGGATGTCGCCGAGGAGTGAGAAGTCGTACGGCCGGAACATGTCAACCGTCACCTCACCTTCGATCGGCATGCCAGTGTCCAGAAGTGAGCCACCAACAGCGCCATGATAGAGGGCGATGTTGAGCAGATCGGGATTGGGACTGCATTTGCTCCACCCCTCCTCGTCGAAGCACGAGAAATTGGCGAAGTTTACCCCGTTGATCTCATAACTTCCAGAGTCCTTCAGGAAATGGATGTTATGATGGTTGAGCGCCGCGATGATCGGGGAGATCGCATCGAGACGTGACTTATTATGGATGAGACCGTCATGGTTTCCAAGGATAACGACCGTCGGCCAGTTCGATAACTTTTGGAACCACCAGCGAAGACGATCGACAAGCTCGGGCGTGATGCCCTGAGTCTTGGAGTGGACAATGTCGCCACCCACGACGATCATATCCGGACAGAGATCATCTAGCTTCTTGAAGAAATCCTCGAAAACTTCGGTGTACTCATCATGACGCTGGAGACCACGCCAATGGATGTCTGCGATATGTGCGATCTTGATCAAAGGATGCTCCCGCTTCTCATGATTCTTGAGAGGTTAATAATACCCTGAAACTTGTCCCAGTTTCGAGCTTTTGACTTCGCTTCCAGAAATTCCTGCTTGCTCATCTCACCGACGTCTTTTCGGTCGCCAAGATCGAGCACCTTGACGGAGACGTCGAATTCGGAAAGAGCTTTTGCCCATTTGTGCTGCTTCTCCGGCATGTCACTGTCAAGCGCGAGAATGACCGGTGTTCGATTCCTCGTGATAGCCTGAAACAGTGCTGACTTTCTTGACATGTTAGACCCGAGGATCGCAGTAGCATTGCTATCGCACTTCGTCAGGTCGAACGGACCTTCGACAAGAGTCAGCTCCTGGCGCCAATCTATGTTGAGCTCATTGAAAATGAACTCTCCACGAGGAACCGGAGGATTCACGTACTTTCCGACCGACTTGTCATCTATCGCTCGTGCCGTCCAGTAATTGATCTTACCGTCGGAATCGAACGACGGCATGATGACCCGTCGAGACAGACGACCACGCTTGACGTAGCCAAGACGAAAGTACCACATCTCTCGAAGACCCAACCCACGATCGCGAACGTACTCAAGGCAAGCTCGAGTATCAGGGTCATGTGATTCGAGTGATTCAGCAAGAAGCCTGAAGCCATATGGAAGCTCGACCTTCGGTGCTTCCACCACCTCGTCGAGGAACCGGCGCTGGTGTGATCCAGTAACCCCCTCCCACCTCGCGGCCGCCTCGGATGATATTCTCCTCAGGATCTTAGCCACCGAGGCTCCGCGGGCATCGCAGACCCAGCAGTGATACTGTCCAGTATCGATGCGAACAACGAGTTTCTGCTTCTTCGAGTCCTTGCACTCGGGACAGCGGAATGCTACGTTAATTCCCTTTCGATCTACTGCCCCGACGCCGAGTGCTCGGCTTAGGATCTCGATTCTTTCTTTGGTGTCTATCACAACTAATACTAGGCTGATCGTTTCGATTTAACAAGTAAGCAGCTCGAGCCATCACGTAGGCGTCAGCTGCATCGTTGACTCCCTTGTCGTAGACTGTCTCCCCCTTCTTCTTCCCAGCTTTGACGGTCCGTTTCGGAAGCTCTTTGCCCGTCACAACCTCAACCCACTCCATGATCTGGTCTTTCGTGTCGCGATCCTTGCTGATCGTGATCCCGAGCCCCTTTCTCGCGACCGATGAGTTGAAGAAAGTTGGATCACGACCGAAGACAACGAACGACTGCCACGAGACCATTCCGTTGAATCTTCCGAGGGTGAGCAGAGTAGAGGCTGAGCTCAGCCCTCGACGAAATCCCTGAAGTGGTTCCTCTATCGAAACAGTGGATATTTCTGGAAAGCGGGCACGAAGCTCGAGCAATCCTCGATTGACCGCGTCAGCTTTGCTAAAGAGGCCCTCGAGCTTGTCAAGCGCGAAGCTGCCCATCTCTATCAGAGAGCCCTGAGAGTCAAGGACTGCCCAACCAGTTGAGCTTGTGGAAACGTCGAGCCCCAGAATCATTACCAGTCCATCTTGATTCTAAAGAGATAGCGATCCTCACTTCTCTTGATGATCGGCTGGGCAAGCGAAACTCTTGCGACCACGTTCAGGTTGTCATCGTGAAGGTTAACTCCCGTGATGATGACGGGACCCACCGACCTCTCGTCGGGATCATCGCTTGCCGTGAGAGGCATGAAAGTTGGGTTCGAGCTTGAGTTGATCTGGCCTGCGGGGCAAGGAACGGTGATCTCCATCACGTGAACGGTCCGCTCGCCCCTCATTGAAATTTCGAACTGATCCTTTCCGAACATGAATATCAGAGGAGATTTAACGACAGCGATTCCCTCATCGTAAAGAACGGTCCCCAGCGCAGCCCATTTGGCGTGCGGTGTGAGAGCATCAGCCCGGTGCAGGCCTCCCCTGCCGTTGTCCTGTAGGGTCATTCTTACGGTGCCAGCCGAACCTGTCATCGAGCTGTCGATAATCTCGAGACTTGTCGGGTGTATCCTACCTCCGTAGAAGAGGTTGCTTGTGTCAAAGAACACCACAGAGTTGGATGAGTTGTCCCTTTGACGTTGGAATATCGTAAGAACGTCGCCAACCTGACTTCCGCTTGCGAGTGAGTCCGGTCCTACACCCTCTATCTCATTCGATATGGAGGAGGGAAGGTCATCACCGGATGCGATGAGACCAGGATAAAGAGATGACGTGGGAATGAGATTGTTGAGGCTCACCATCGAGAGATCAAGATTTCCAAAATCGTTGACGTACTTCGAGAGAGGAGAGTTCTCAAGTGGATGGCTGCTGACCGTCCCTGAAACGAGCAGGCTATAGTTCGGTTTCGTCAATCCGTTGTCGCAGGGGAGAACTGTCAAGTTTCTCTTGATAAACGATCCAGTCGCGTAGAGAAGTGTGTTTGCCTCTTCGAAATCAGTTACGTTCCAAGTGATCTCAGATCCTGTTAGATTATAGAGAACTGGATAACGACCCTGCACGAACTCACGGACAAAATTATCAACGTTGACCTCATGACCTCCGACCCCAAAGGACATCGAGACGTTGTGGGCGTCCATCGTTGAAAGAGTTGTGGTCTGAAACGGGGTCAGAAACACGTCACGGGTGGGTGACTGCTTCGTAAAAAGAACCGGGAGATGGAAAAGAAGACCCGTTAACGATCCGGATCCGATTCCGTTCGACTTGTAGGACGAGATCTCATCGTCATTTAGAGCTTTGCTCCAAATTCTCATCTCGTGCGTCTCAGCTCTTAGCGGGAAGTCAAGGTTAAACCGCGGAAGCGGGCCGACGACAGGGTCGTGCGGGAAGAAATTAAACGTTCCACTGCTCCCCAGATTGGGACCGGTGAAGAAATTACCAACAAAGAGAGCATCCTGATCTTGGCGATCCGTGTCCCCAGAGCCCGTGAAGATAGGGGCTATTGACGAGCTTGGAATCTCGAAAAGTCCCCTCTCAACTCCATCGATCACAAACGATCCAGTTCCGTTATCGTAAGTTGGTGACCACCTAACCGCGATGTGGTGCCAGTTGTTCAGGCTCAGGCAGTTATCATCAGAGAAAAATGTATAGCTTCCGCTCACCGCAGCGTCCGGTCTCACCTCTGCGGATGACGAAAGCTGGAGCATCAAACGAAACTTGTCAGCAACACCGTTCGCATCGAGCGAAGATCCAGAGCAAAGTGATAAAGCAAAAGTCGAAGACAGGTGGTAGATTGTTCCCGGCCTGAATCCTTGGCCCGCTGTCAAGCTTTGATAACGTGGATTAAGGTAGCACTCGAGCGTGAATCCGCTGTCAGGAGTGTAGGGTCCCCGAGTTCCTGACGTCACACTATTATCGTAGATTATCGCAGACCCGGTGGGAACGCTCGATGCTGTGAAAAAATTCAAGCATTGATAGTTCGTAAACGACCAATGGGCAAACGAATTCTTAACCCTGTAGTATGGGAACAGAGTCTGGCGTATGTTCGACTTTCGAAGAAAATCCGAGTTAAGAGAGAACGGAGGTTCGAATCTAAGCGACTCCATTTTCTTGTCACGAGAAGTGGATCTGGTGAGTGAGTTGACCCCGGAAAGATAGCTCGTGAGCTGCGAGTATAGATTCGTCGATCCTGTGGCAGCCAAAGCTGTGACCCTGATCGATTCAGGATCGTCAGAGGTGAAAGCGGTGTCCGTGAAGACGGGCTTTTCTATGTCTTTCTCTATCTGCGATGATCTAGCGAAAACTGGAACGGATCCTGTAACGCCTGCAGAGCTCGACAAGAACGTTCTTCTCGGTCTCGCAATAACCGAGAAGCGTTCAAAATTGTCACGACCTAGCTTTATGATCGACAACGGTCCTCCTTAGAAGTCTAGGCGGACCCTTACCGTCAGATCCTTCTCATCATTCTTCTCTATCGGACGAGAAAGCTTTGCAACCGCCAGCAGGTTGTCGTTCGCGTCGTACATTCCAACCGTTGTGACGAATGAGAAAGCGCGCTGCGTGTCCTCCTGGCCATCATCGATCACAATGATCTTTCCGTCTCCGTCAACGTACGTTGGATTTGAGGAGTAGTTGAACTCGTCCGCGGTTGCTCTGCAGAAGAGCAGTGTGCTGTTGATGTTCGTGACGTTTTGGAACGTAACAGCAGTGTTAGATCCAGAGCTGAAACGACAGGATGAAAAATAATCGACAATGTCATCGATGCTTCCCGAGGTCAGGAAGTCAGGGATGAAACGAGCGTATGGATTTGAACCGTAAGCTGTCTGCATCGTACTTCCCGATCCAATTATGGTCTCATTTGTCGCGAGACCCGTCACAGTCGGATTACCGACAACCGAAGAGATTGTTCCAGAGACGTGCTGGTCTCCCCAAATTATCTTCGAGATATCGAGAACCGCGGTTCCAGCGTCATAGAACATAAGTCCAACTTTTCTGGTCGTGTTGGATGCATCAACGATCTCTCCAACCTCTCCTCCGAAAGTTGTTCTCTTTGAGCTTGCAGCTCCAACATCCGTGAAAATTGCAGACCCTGAAGGCGAAGTC